TTGACATGGTGGGGGTCGTTGGTTCGAGTCCAATCGCGCCTACCAAACAAAATCCGCTCTGCTGGGCGGTCTAGAAGGGCTCACCGAAAGGTGGGCCCTTTTTTGTTGTCTGTCATTTGGGCAAACTTTGGAAATACTTTGGGCAAACGACCATCGCTAACACGATTCCACTGAGTCGCCCAATCGAATCTGGTCAGGGCCGCTGATAACATCGCACGATCATTCACCTAGGAATTATCAATGAAGACATGGATGGCAGTAGGGGTAGTACTAGCGGCTTTGCAGGCAAGTGGGATGGTATTCGCCGATGATGGTGGAGATGGGGTGAAGTTTGTAAAGTCTTGCAAAGGACTCCTTCGTTACTGGGATGGTAAGCCGTCAGAGACTGACTATGATGCAGGAGCCATGGGCTACTGCGTGGGGGTGGTACATGGTGTCCGTGGCACGTTGCAAATTCTTGGAGGCGAATTAAAGGACGACCGTCTTCGGGTGTGCCTGCCTGATGATTACATAGAGCAGGCTGGCGTTCGCGCAGTCGTTAAGTACCTTGATGAGCATCCTGAAAAACTGACGTCGTTAGTTGTGAGCGTAACGATGCTTGCGCTCCGATCTTCATATCCCTGTAAGTAACTGCGACGCTATACCTTCAGATCCGCATTCACCTTCATATAGACCACGGCGTCATCGCCATGGCCCCCCTGGTAGTGTTCAGTCATTTTGACGTCCGCGTGGCCCATCAGCCCTTGGATGTATTCCTGCGGGAAACCCTGCTGCTCGTACAGCCACGCGCCCAACGCCCGAATCTCGTGAAAGGTGGGGCGCTCGCCGGCCGGTATTTCCTTGTATGCCTCAGAATCATCCCGCGCCTGGGCGAATGATTTGGTCAGGTAGTCGGGAGTGACGGAATTCCAGTGGAGCTTGGCGTCGAGCTGCGATCGCTTGCGGGCCTTCGGCGAGTAATGGATCAGGTAAGGGTACACGACGGGGTGACAGCGTCAGCACGGACACTGGCCTCTGGATTCCGGCAGATCCCGAAAATACGGACTGGCAGGCCTACCAGCAATGGCTGGCTGATGGGAATACGCCAGCCCCAAGGTTCAGCGAGGACGAGTTGAAGGCGCAGCAACTAATCGATGCATCGCGTGAGGTTTCGCGGTTGCGTGCCGTTGCGGATTACAACATCAAACCGCTGCAAGACGCGGTAGGCCTCGACGAGGCAGATGCCGAAGACCTGACTGCGTTGAAGCTTTGGAAGAAGTATCGCGTCGCAATCAGCAAGGTAGAGGCACAGCCGGAATACCCTATGAAAATTGATTGGCCCTCGCTATCCGAGTGACCTGTCATTATCGGAAAGGCAAGTATTGAAACCAGTTAGACTTTTAGTTTGTGTTGTGGTAAATAGGCGTGCGTTTGAGGCTGTGTAAGCTGCGTGTTACAAACTTTATACGTTCGTACATATTTAAGCTGTCAGCTCTTAAAATAAAATTTTAGAATTATGGATGGATATTAGCGCTCTACAGGATCGTGCCATAGAATTGGCAGCTGGAAAAGTTAAAGATGGATACAGGCCTGATATAGATACGTTGCGCGCCTTGGCTGTATTGTCTGTAATGCTTTTTCATTTCGGCGTTCAGACATTCAAGGGTGGATTTGTAGGTGTTGATGTATTCTTTGTTATAAGTGGTTATCTGATAACTAAGGGTATTTTGGGGCGAGTTCGGGCGGGGAAGTTTGATTTTTCATCTTTCTATCTAAGGCGGGTCAGGAGAATTATTCCTGCCTTGGTTGCAATAATCGCCGTAAGTTATATTTTGGCGTTTTTTGTATTTTCTCCGAACGATTTTAAGGATATGTCGGGGTCCGCAATATTCTCCATGGCGGGCCTTTCGAACATGTTTTTTTGGATGGGGAGCGGGTACTTTGACTCCTCCTCCTCGGTAAAGCCGCTACTGCATACATGGTCTTTGAGTGTAGAGCTACAGTTTTATGCAGTCTGGCCGTTAGTTTTGGTTTTGATTTGGAAACTCCCTAAGTTTCGGATATATGTCATTGCGTTATTGTGTCTGACATCGCTGTTTCTATCTCAAATCGTCCTGAAGCAAGATCCAAGTGCCGCATTTTATTTTGCACCTTTGAGGTTGCATGAGTTCCTCATAGGCGGGATGGTTGTTTTTCTTGAGGGGCGAAAAATTGGTAGCAAAATAAATGAAATACTTTATTTGTTGGGTCTGTCGCTAGTCCTATATTCTGTATTTACCTATGCTGAAGGTAAAACTATTTTCCCTGGTTTGTCATCGTTACCTCCAACCGTGGGTACGGCACTATTGCTGCTGACAGGTGGAAACAGCTTGACCGCCAAGCTAATTTCACCCTTAGCGGTTAGGAAAATAGGCGAGATTAGCTATTCTTTGTATCTAGTGCATTGGCCGATCTTCGTTTTTGCCGCATATCTAATCACAGAACAATCCCCTGTGTGGTTCCCGGTTCTACTGGTTTTACTGTCCTTTCTCTGTGCGATGGTTCTTTACGCAAAAATTGAAAAGCCATTGCGGTTTTCTCCGGTTGCCAAAAACAATGACATGCTTTTCTCGCTAGGATGTGCATGCTTGATCATGTTTTTAATGGTGCCGGCGGCGACTAGTTGGGCTCAGAACGGATGGACTTGGCGATTGCCAAAAGAGATTAGTGAAATTCATCCGTTGGACTTAAACAAAACCGGTTTGTATGTTTGGGTTAACCAGACTCCATTGGCTCAAAAAGAGTCATTTGAAGGTAATGGGAAGATAAAGACTCTTGTGATTGGAGACTCTCAATCTGCAGACTTTGTTAACCTTCTGGTTGAGTCGGGAAAAGCTCAGCAGTTAGACATAGTGGCCCGTACGGTCTACTTTGAGTGCAACACCTTTGACGAGAATGTTTTAAATCGAGATAGTTATTTTTCAGTTGAAAATGTACATCTTGTCAAACGACCTGATTTGAAGCAGGTATGTCAGCAGCAGATAGCAGCAGCAAATGAGCAGAAGCTCATTAGTGAGGCGCAAGTAATATATGTTGCGTTACAATGGGAGGAGTTTTCGTTAAAATACAATGTTGAGGCGATTCAGCGGTTGGCGTCAAAAACGAACGCAAAAATATATGTGCTGGGCGGTAAGAGGTTTTCTGCGCCAACCTACAAGATAATACAGAGTTTCGGAAGAGTAATTGGGCTTGAAAGCTATGCTTATAAATTAAAGGATCAAGATGTTCTTAAGATAAATGGAGTTCTAAGTGCGATACCTGGAACTAACTTTGTCAATGTGATGAGCTTGATTTGCAGCAATGAAGAGAAGAAGTGCCAATTGTTCACTGATGATAAACATTTGATCTATCGTGATGAAATGCACTTCACGCAAGAAGGTGCAAGATTTGTGGCCGGAAAATTTGTCAGTCTGCTCAACGAAAAAATTCCCGAGCCAAAAGACTGAGCTATAGCGGTAGCGACCACGGCTTCGGAAAACATTTTCCAGGTCGTGGTTTTACTTCTTCGATTGGCGCTCCTCTGAAGCCAGCACTAACCATAGACCGAATGACCATACCCGCCCAGAGCGGGTATTTTTTTGCCTGGAGAAAAGTATGACCGTCACTGAAAAAGAGCGGGACATCCTCGCGCGCACTCTGTGGGGCGAGGCTCGCGGAGAGTGCCCGGCCGGCCAGATTGCCTTGGCTTGGACGATCCGCAACCGCGTGTTCGACGTTAAGGAAAAGTCGTGGTGGGGCGAAGGCTATGCCGGCGTATGTCAGAAGCCGTACCAGTTCAGTTGCTGGAACAAGACCGACCCAAACTATCAGTTCCTGATCGGCGAGAAGCAGATCCCGTTCCGTGAGTTGGCGCAGGCCCGGATCGCTGCCGACCAAGTGATCGACGGCAAGGTGCCTGATCCAACCGCCGGCGCGACGCACTACTACGCGCTCAGCATGAAGACGCCGCCGGCGTGGTCGGCGAAGGCGAAGCAGACGCTCAAGTTGGGCGGACACGTGTTCTTCAGGGATGTTCCGTGATGGTCGTTCCGTGGAAGGCGATGGGCGCGCTGGCGCTGGTAATGATCGGCGCCAGCAGCGCTTGGCAGTTTCAAGACTGGCACTACGGGCGCCAACTGGCCGAGCAGGCGCGACTGCAGGCCGAATCCCTCAATCAACTGGCCTAGGCCGCCGCTACAGCGCAGCAGGCTGAGCAGGACAAGCGTTTGGCGCTCGAGCAGCGGCTGGCGGCCAGTGAACAAGCCGACTTCGAGAAATTGACCAATGCAGAAAAAGACCAAGCTCTCCTGCGCGATCGCCTCGCTACTTCTGATCTCCGGTTGTCAGTCCTCATCGACGCAACAGACGTTGCCAAAGGCTGTGACGTGCCAGCCACCACCGGCGCCGGCGGCGTGGATCATGCAGCCGTACGAGCCCGACTTGACCCGGCGTATGCTCAACGAATTATCGCCATTACCGATGAAGGCGACCGTGGACTGATCGCGCTGCAGGCGTGCCAGACCTATGTGAGGGCAGTCAGCTCTCCCGGTCACGCGCATCCATGAGAAGGCGCTGATTTTCTTGGAATAGGTGGTCTCTCTGGTGCGCCACGTCCGCAAATCTTTGCCCTTCGCTCAGTAAATCCCCCTCGGCGTACTGAAGCTTTGCCCTGAGGGAATTTTTCTCCTGGGTGAGCGCATCATTGTCACGAACCAAGCCCTCAATATTTGCCAGTGCGCGCTCGAGCTTCAGGGTGAGTGCTGCGAATTCGTTTTCGTACATCCTGATCTGGTGGGGGTCGTTGGTTCGAGTCCAATCGCGCCTACCAAACAAAATCCGCTCTGCTGGGCGGTCTAGAAGGGCTCACCGAAAGGTGGGCCCTTTTTTGTTGTCTGGGG